GATCTATTCGGAGATCCGAACTTCTATTCAGACACAAACGGAAATATGATTCACGGTAGTGAATTAAACGAATATGGACTACAAACAGCATATTCACTACTAGGCGTAACTAACCAAGTATTTGTTGTAAGAGCAGATTTTGATCTAGCTAAACTTACTCCAAGTGCAATTGCTCCAGGCGGAACACCAGTTGATGGTGCTTATTGGCTAGATACACAAAACACAAGCTACGGTCTGCTAGAATGGAATGCTGCTGCACTATCAGCAGGTGGTCAGAGCTTTACAGCAGTGGACCCAATTGTAGTAAACAAAGCAAGTGAACTAAATGGCGATTTACCAGCAGATTCTGTTGGTGTTATTGGCGACTATGCAGTAGTTACAGCAAACAATATGAACAGAATGTTCTATAAAAACACAAGCGGAACTTGGGTACAAGTAGGCTCAGCAGACTGGAAAGCAAGTTGGCCGGCAGTGGTTTCAACAGTTGCAGCAGCTACAGCAGCAGCTACAGATAGTTCTATTACTATTAACGGAAATCCAGTTGCACTAACTGCTAGTGATGATCTAACTGCGGTTGCATTAGCAATGACAACAGCGGCACCAGCAGGTATCACAGTAACACATAATACTAATACACAGGTATTAGAATTTACAACTAACGGAACAGCAATAGTATTAGCAGATACGCTAGGTACACAGTTTGCAGCACTAGGTCTTACAGCAGGAACATACAATGCTCCTACAATGACAATTGCTCCGCACACAAGCGTACCTGAGTACAAAATAGGTGAATCAGCAGAAGCACCAACAGGTAGTATTTGGATGAAAACAACTACACCTAATGGCGGTGCAAATTGGAATATTAAATCATACAGTGCTGACACAGCGCTATGGTCAACTGTTTTTGCACCAGTACACACTTCGAATGCAGCAGCATTACAAGCACTTGATTCAACAGGTAACGGAAGTAACCTAGCAGTTGGCACTACATATGTAAAAGTAAATGTAAATGCAGCATCTCCGGTAGAAGCAGATGCAAAAATCTACAGAAGAGTAGCAACTGGCGCAACTACAATTACTAGTGCAAAAGTTACAACTCAAGTTACTGGCGGCGCAGCAGTTACCGCAGATATTGCAGAAACTAAAGTAGGTTTAACAGCACTAGACACAGCTAAAACTATTACATGGACACCTACAGGTGGCACAGGTGATGCAGCACTACTAGTAACAGCGATTAATAATGCAGGCTTTACGAATGTATCAGCAACAGTTACTGAACAAAATAGAGTAGTTATTAGTCACAAACTAGGCGGCGATTTTTATATAGAAGACACTGACGGTGCACTTGCAGAATATGGCTTTGCTGCTTTTGATGCTAACGACAGCGCATCTACAGTTAACCTATATTATGCACCAGGTACTGGCGCAGCAACTTCACCAAAAGAGTTTACAGCATCTCTTTGGAAGACACTAGTATATGATGCATCAGCTACTGAGCCAACAACACTAACAGCAGACGGTGAAATATGGTATAACTCAGTAATCGACGAAGTTGATATTATGTATCATGACGGATCATCATGGGTTGGATATAAGAATGCATTTGCAGGCACTATGGGCCCGATTGTTGCAGCAGCAGAACCTACTACACAAGCAGACGGTTCGGCTATTGAGGACAACGACCTTTGGATTGACACAAGTGACTTGGAAAACTTCCCAACTATCTATCGTTGGAATGCAGCACTAAGCACATGGAATTTAGTTGACAAAGGCGACCAAACAAGTGAAAACGGAATTCTATTTGCAGATGCACGTTGGAGTACAGCAGGTTCGGATGTTGTAGCAGCTGATATTGAAGATCTACTAGAAAGTGATTACCTTGATCCAGATGCACCAGATCCAGCGCTATATCCAAAAGGCATGTTGCTATGGAATCTACGCAGAAGTGGGTTTAATGTCAAGCGTTTTGTTCGCAACTATATTGCAGTTGGACAAAACAATGCACGCACAGGCGACGAATCAATGGCAGCATATAATCCAAATCGTTGGGTTACTGAATCAACAAACAACGTTGACGGTTCAGGCAGCTTTGGACGTAATGCACAGCGCAAGTCAGTTGTACAAGCATTACAAGCAATGGTAAACAGCAACCAAGAAATTAGAGATGACGAACGTAGATTCTTTAACTTAATGGCAACGCCTAACTACCCAGAGCTAATTGGCGAAATGATTAGTCTTAACTATGACAGAAAATTAACAGCATTTGTTGTTGGCGATAGCCCAATGAGACTAGCACCTGACGCAACCGGTCTTAACGACTGGGCAACTAACGTCGAACTAGCTGTTGAAGATAATGACAGAGGACTAGTAAGTAGAGACGAGTACTTGGGTGTATACTATCCAGCAGGCTTTACTAGTGATAACGCAGGTAACAATGTTGTTGTTCCAGCTTCGCACATGGCGTTAAGAACATTGATACTAAGTGATCAAGTTAGCTACCCATGGTTTGCACCTGCAGGTACAAGACGCGGCGCAGTTACAAATGCCACAGCAACCGGTTATTTGAGTTCAGAAGGCGAATTTGTAAGTATTTCACTAAACAACGGACAGCGTAATGTACTATATTCGAATAACATTAATCCAATTACACCTATTACAGGTAGTGGATTAGTTGTATTTGGACAGAAAACTCGCGCTAGAAATGCAAGTGCATTGGATAGAATTAATGTTGCAAGACTAACAGTTTACCTTCGTAGACAGTTAGAAATACTTGCAAGACCATATCTATTTGAACCAAATGATGCTGGCACAAGAGATCAAGTAAAAGCAGCAGCAGATGCACTTTTACTAGAACTAGTAGGATTAAGAGGCATTTACGATTTCGTAACTGTTTGTGACACTACAAACAACACACCTGCAAGAGTTGATAAGAACGAACTGTACCTAGACGTAGCTATTGAACCAGTCAAAGCTATTGAGTTTATTTACATTCCGTTACGTATTAAGAACACAGGCGAAATAGCGTCTTTAGGCTAAGACATAAATACTATTAGGAGAATAGAATGCCAGTAACAACATTACAAAACTTATCAGTACCGTTCGAGGGCGAGGCTAATTCATCACTGTTAATGCCTAAATTACAGTATCGTTTTAGAGTAGCTTTTGATTTATTCGGCGCTGAAGTAGACGATAGTCTACGTGTTCTGCAAAGACAGGTTGTGGATGTAACTCGTCCTAACCTATCTTTCGAACAAATCACACTTGATGCATACAATTCAAGAACTTACTTAGCAGGCAAGCACACGTGGGAGCCAATTACGCTAACACTACGTGAAGATGCAAGTAACAACATTCAAAGAGCAGTGGGCAGTCAATTGCAGAAGCAATTTGACTTCTTTGAACAAGCAAGTGCATCAGCAGCTAGTAACTATAAATTCCAAACTAAGATTGAAATTTTAGACGGCGGCAACGGTGATAAAGATCCTAGCGTACTTGATAGGTTTGAACTTAAAGGATGCTATATTGAATCAGCAAACTATAACACATTAGCATATGCAACTAGTGACGCAGTTACAGTTTCATTAACTATTCGTTATGATAATGCAATTCAAAAAGGCGTTGGCGGTAACGGAATCGTAGGCGTCGGCCAAGAAACAGCTAGATAAGTTATATAAAATAATAATTAAAAACAGGGACTTTTTAGTTCCTGTTTTTTTATGGATAAATACTATATGGCACAATATGATCCGCAGAATAACGAGCACTTAAAAGATGCAGCACACGCACGTAGATTATTTACACAGTATAATCTTGCCTATGCTCCTAAAACCAAATATCTTTATCATGTTGTATTTCAATTAAAAGATCTAAAAGCTAGACAAGCAGCACCAAATACGCAGTCTAATATTAAGCAAATTGGAGTACTGGCTAAAAATGTGGATTTACCTAGTTATAGAGTGAGCACAGAAACACGCCAACAGTATAACAGAAAAAAGAATATCCAAACTAGAATAGATTATGACGAGTGTAGGTTTGTTTTTCATGACGACAATTCGCATACTACTAGTACATTAATAAAAGAATATTATAATTATTATTTTAGAGACGGCAGACTAGAACCGGGCGACTTTAGAACTAGAGACAAATATATTACTCCACTAAGTAAGTACGGTCTAGACAACGGAATGCCAGATGCATTCTTTTCAAATATTAAAATTTATCAATTAGCACAACGTAATTGGTGGTCCTATACTCTAGTAAATCCTCTTGTAACTTCGTTTGGTCATGATACTTTAGATAATTCCGACGGTTCTGGCATGATGGAAAATAATATGTCAGTTGCATACGAGAGTGTGATTTATAATCAGGGTAATATTCAAGACGAATTGCCAGTTAACTTTACTGACCCAGTAACAGGATATGATGAAACACCTAGTCCTTTAATTAATGGTACAGCAGGATTTATCCCAAAAAATACTGCACAGGCAAATTACGGAGCAACTACGACTACATTTATAAGTAATAATTATTCCAGCAATCCTTTTAATAATGTAATCAATACACTGTTAAGAGGGAATAGTCAATCAACAGCAACGCAAGCAACTGCAACAGGTAGTTCTGTGTCTAGTATTTTGCCATCCAGTAGAATCATAAACGAACTAAGCAACAATCCGTCTTATGTTGCATCACTTGCAGGAACAGCAGTTTTGTTAGGAATCGTATCCGGTGATTCACCTCAACAAGCAATCCAAGATACAGTTGTAGATTTGGCCACTCAAGATCCTAATTCTAGTTCAGACACATTTAAATTAGCACAATTAGCAACAAAGCTTATATCAGGAAACTAACATGACAGAAATAATAACAACACCTCCCGGTCTAGCAATAAACTCAAACGAATTTGATGCATTAGTTGGATACTTTAAAAAACGAGGGTTTGAAGATGTCCCTGCAAGAGAAATAAGCGGAATATTTATACAAAAGGCAACCGACGACAATGTGCCTGTGTTTAGGCTAGTTGACACGTTAAAAGGCTTAAATCCAATAGAACTGAATACTATTGTTACACAAGTAATTAACTCAGACAGAGCAAGGTCCAGTACGATAGGATTCAAACAAGATACACAAACTGATAATTTTGATTTGAGAAACATTGAGTCGTTGAAACTAACAAATGGGCAGTTTGTAGATCCGGAATACATCGATTAATGGCTCGATACG